ATGGTGGAATTACAAGTGCTGATTTTGATATTGATTATTATAATAAAATTGAATCATTAGAATCACAAGTTACTATTTCTGAAGCTGTTAGAGTTTCAGCTATTGATAGTGGATTATATGTAGGTACAAGCGCTTATACTAACTTCCCATCAGTTAACGTATCATCAGTAACTAATGGTGGAATTACAAGTGCTGATTTTGATATTGATTATTATAATAAAATTGAATCATTAGAATCACAAGTTACTATTTCTGAAGCTGTTAGAGTTTCAGCTATTGATAGTGGATTATATGTAGGTACTTCAGCATATCAGAATTTTCCACAAGTTCAAGTATCAGGAATTAATACAAATGTTATTAATCAGATACAAAGTGGATTAGCATCAGCAAGTGATAATGTAAATATTCAGACAACAGTAAATGCTATTAGTGCAGTTACTAGTCAGTTTACATTTAGCGGTTCTGATGTTAAAGCTTATTCAGTTAATGAAAGTAGTATGAGTGGTATGACAGTTGCATCATTAACATCAGCCGCAGTTAATGATATTCTTAATGGCATAGTTGATACTAAGACATTAACCCAAATATTTACAATTCTTCTTTCAAATGCAGTTGGTAATGTTGATAGGAGTGGATATATATTTACATATAAGAAACAGGATGGAACAACTACAGCATTCCAGAATACAATGACTTCTTTAACAAGAAGAAGGACTGACTAATTATGGCTGAAGTAATTATTGGTGGAGACTTCATAAGTATTTTTACAAATGGGTGGTTTGAAGTTCAAGAACAAGTCACAGCACCTACAGCTACGTCGGGAACTTATAGACAATACAATAATATGCCTGCTTGGATTACAAAATGTACCGGCACTAGATATAATAATGAACGTGAATTATATGATTTATTTTTAACAGAAGTATATAATAAACATGGTGTCTGTTTGATTTATTATGTAACGACTTATAATACAGCTGGTAATAAAATTTTTGGTGAAGATAATAATAGAAGTTTTGTTAGAAAATTTGAGTTTATGGGATTTTATATGCTTCCAAGAGAAGAAAAATTATGGAATAAATTTGGTATTGCTGGTATGGATCAATTTAGTATATATGTAGCAAAAAGACATTATAGAACAGCATCAACTTATGATTATGAAGGTATTTCAGCAGGTTCATATTCATCATATATTCCTCAAATTGGTGATATAATTATGGCCGATTATGATAAATATATTTATGAAATAGTTGAAGTTAAAGAAGAAGTAGGAATGTATTTATTGTCAAAACAACATGTTTGGGAGTTAATTGTGAAACCATTCAGAGACGAGAAAATTTCTGTACCTGCTTCCATTTCAGCTACTATGCCTGAAATGCTTAAATATGCAAATCTTAAAACAGATATTTATAATACAAGTGCGGCAGTTGATACTGCAAAAGTTCCAGTTAATTATGTACCAAAAAGATGTGAATTGCCAAACGCTAACCCATTTGGAAACTGGTAAAAAAAAAACCTTGTAATAAAATGATAGATACATAGAAATATTTATTTAAAGGAGAATATTAAATGAAAATCACAGGAGCAAATATTTTAGATCAAAATGGAAATGTAATAGCAGCAAGTGTAACTATTACATCTATTAATTGTAATGGCTGCGACGTATATATTTCATACGTTGATGGTTCAAGTAACCTTCATGTAGTTAGATCATATATAACTTCAGCTTCAGCTAATTTCGCAACTAGTGCTACAGTAGTTTCATAATTAATATAAATATAGATAATAATGTGTTATTATTTATAAGGAGACTAAAATGGCCGATAAAGCAATAATGGATCGAATAACAGTTTTAAAAAAACAGTTGGCCGATGCACAAAAAACCGGAAATCCAGTTCAAATAGAAAATATTAAAAAAAGATTAGATGATTTTATGAAAGCTAGTATAGCAACTAAAAAAATAAGAGGCTCACAAATATCATTAGAGAATTATAAATCTTTTTTTCAATATTTGGACGATTTACAAGAAGAAGGTGAAGTTGGTATGGGCGTTCCAGATGTCACTGGAAGTGCTATTAATACAACTAATGTAGGTGGTCAATTTGCAGCTAAAATTGGTGATCAACCTATTTTTACTAGAAATAAGAAAAAAAAGAAAAGTAAGAAAAGAAAAATAAGAAAAGAATCAGTTGATAATTATGTTGATAATCTTTTTGAATAAAGGAATTTTAAATGTTGGTATCTAAAGAAGTTAATATAAAATTAATTGGTAATATGAGATATTGTATAAATAATAATATTAAATTAATTAGAATTAAGCAAAATAAAAATATTGAAAAGGAGTTAATTACATGTCTTCTTTAATCGACCGCCTGTTTATGTTTAACCCATTCGCCAAGTTTTTTAGATCGTCAAGACCAGACGAGGAACAACATGATAATGAAGAAATACAAAATTCAGTTGGTGTTAGCCAAGAACAAATTGATCTTTATAATTATATAAATTATGATTATCTTGCAAGTCCCGGTTCGGCAGTAACTTATATTGGAATTTCTTTTGAGCAATATTTTGCAAATAAACATGGAAGGATACAAAAGTATAAAGAAATGTCAATTTATCCTGAAGTATCAGATGGACTTGATGCAGTTTGTGATGAAGCGATTGTAGAAAATACTTCAAGTGATGTAGTTAATCTTGATATTTTGGAAGAAATGCCACAACATGTTGAAGAAGAAGTTAGAAAGATTTGGGATTATTTAGTTGCTGATGTTTTTGCATTTAATGAAAGATCTTGGGATTTATTTAGAAAATGGCTTATTGAGTCAGAAATTTATGTTGAATTAATTCTTAATGAGGAAGGTAATAATATAATAGGTATTAAAGTTCTTCCTGCTCATACAATGATGCCTATTTATGAAGAAAATAAAGTTCGTGGATATATGCAAACTAAGATAGGAAATCCACAAGCACAAGATGTTAGAATGCAACAACAAGGAAGTGTAGTGTTTGATAAAGATCAGATTGCATATGTAAATTTTGGTCTTTATGGTGCAAACATGCTTGATATTCGTGGATATTTAGAATCAGCAATAAGAGTATATAATCAATTAAAAAATATGGAAGATGCTCTTGTTGTTTATCGTTTGGTTCGTGCTCCTGAAAGAAGAGTATGGAATATTGCAATCGGAAGAATGCCAAAAGGTAAAGCCGAAGAATATCTTAAAGGTTTAATTCAAAGATATAGAAAAAAGACTATTTATAATGCAGATACAGGCGAAATAGATTCAACAGCTAATATTCAATCATTAACCGAAGATTTTTGGTTTACAAGAAATGAAAATGGAGAAGGTACAACTGTTGAAACTATTGGCGGTGGAATGCAACTTGGTGAACTTAATGACATTAATTATTTCTTACAAAAATTATATAAGACATTAAAACTTCCTAAATCAAGATGGGAAGATTCTTCTTCATCAATGTATTCAACTGGTAAATCAGGTGAAGTTCTAAGAGAAGAAATTAAGTTTTCAAGATTTGTAGAAAGACTTCAAAATAGATTTAAATATATTCTTATCAATCCATTTATAACACTTTTGAGACTTAAAGGAATTGATGAAAGATATATCAATGAAGACTTTTTTAATGTAAAATTTACTAAATCTAACTTATTTAAAGAATATAAAGAGCTTGAATTAGTAGAATCTAGAATGGCAATTTTAGGAAATATCTCTCAATTTATGTATGATAAAAATACAAATCCACAAGGATTATTCTCAAAAGAATTTGCAATGAGAAAATTCTTTATGATGAATGATGAAGATTGGGAAGAAAATGAAAGCCTTAAGAAAAAAGAAGAACTTCAAGCAAAACCAATGCCAGGAGCTGAAATGGGTGGAATGGGAACCGGATTTGGTGGAGCCCCTACAGGCCCTGAAATGGGTGGCGGCGGTGGATTTGGAGGTCCTGAAACCGGAACTGCTACAGTTCCAATAACACCAGAAATACCACCAACTGGTGGAGCACCAGCAGAAGAAATAGTTCCACCGGCTGAATCAACTAATGCTAATTTAAAACCCGATAAAGACTTAAGTTTGTTAGGTAATTGGGAAAATGAAGATAAATCAATCAAGCAAAGATATAATGGTAACAATAATTCTAGTATAAGATAATAAATATTAAGTGCATAGTAAACATATTAAAGGATATAATTATGAGTTTTAAACAATATTTAGATAAAAAAGCAATTTATGAAACAAATATAGACTTAAATAAAGATGAAAGATTTTTTACTTTAAGAGTTATAGATGAAAAAGATAAAAAAGTAATTTATGAAGGTGCAGGAG